GACCGGCGGTATGCCGCTCAATCAGGCGGTAATGCCACTTCCTTACAAGGAGCCCGGCGGAGCTCTGATGAACCTCGTCAACAACATCGTTGAGACCGGCGCTCGGGTGGGCGGCACGGCTGAAATGAACGTAGGTGAGGGCAAGCCTGATGCGCCTGTGGGCACCACGCTGGCGCTCATCGAGCAGGCCACCAAGGTCATGAACGCGGTTCACAAGCGTATGCACGCTTCGCAGGCCGAAGAGTTCGAGCTGCTCGTCCGCACCTTCCGCGAGCACCCTGACAGCTTCTGGCAGCGCCGCAAGAAGATGACGATTCCGTGGGATCAGGAGACATTCCTGCGCGCCTTGGAAGACGTTGAACTGGTTCCGCAGGCTGACCCGAACACGTCCAGCCACACCCAGCGCCTGATGAAGATCATGGCTCTGAAACAGATAAGTCAGGCAAACCCCAATCTTTACAACAACTTGGCGATCGACTCAGCCGCTATTAAAGCCATCGGCTGGAGCAATCCAGAGCAGTTCTTCGCCACGCCTGACCAGCAGAACAAGCCCCCGCCGGAAGTCCAGAAGGCGATGGGCGACTTCATGATTAAGAAGCAAGATGCCGATACGCGCGCAAAAGCGGTCGATGCGAAGATCGCCGAGGCGCAAGCCAAGATGGGTATGGGAGGGCAGCTTGATCCGGCCAAGATCGCGGAGCTTGCGATTAAGAAGCAGGACGCTGACACGAAGGCCAAGGCTGTCGATGCGAAGATGATGCACGATATGTCGCTTGCTCAACTTGAGCAGGCCCGCTTCGAGTTCGAGGCGGCTGTCGCGCGCAACGATCCGCAGAAGATGGCCGATGCTCGCGCCAAGCTGATGGACGCCGAGACGAAGATGGCGAAGGTGAAAATCGACGCCTTCGACAGTCAGATGGATGCGGTGAATCGCCATAACGAGCGTGAGACCCGCGAGCGTCTGGCGGTCACTGATCTCGCCAAGGAGATCATGATGCACCCTGATGGAACTGCGGCTCTTGAGGGTCTTATCCCGCCCGAACTTCTCCGTGACTTGCAGCGTGGTGGCTGACGATGCTCGACCCGACCAAACTTATCCGTGCTGCGGTCCTTACGGCTCGCCGGCTTCCCGATCCGCGTTTCAGCGCACGCTCTGAGCAGGGCTTTGCCAAAGGCGGTGATGTAGAGCCGCCGGCAGCGACTGCGCCTGCCCCAACGCTTGAGCAGACAGTCGAGCTTGCCAAGCAGACGTTAGCATCTAGACCTAAGATGCCAGTCCAAAAAGTTGTTCAACCGTCAGTTGAAATGCCCGCACAGCCTGCCGCGACTTCGAACATCGATTTCGAAGGTGAGGATCATCCCGCTTGGATTCCTCAACGGTTTATTGTTGAGAAAGCTGGGCGTAAGCGCGATCCAAATGATCGGCCAAAAGTTGACATGGATGTGCTGAGAAGCACGCCAAAGCTGTATCAAAAACAAGCAAACATCATTCGGGGTTATAAAAACTTTCCTGAGAGCATGAGGTCCGCGTCAGATGACGAGGTGATGGAGCATTTCATCACCCACGTTAAGGATAACTTGCTTACGCTGCATGACTTTGTGGAGCCGAACATTCGGGCAAGAAGCAAAAAATGGTATGACGGTGGTCGGCGTATTGCTGATTCGTGGGCCGAGAAATACGGCGTTCCTAATTACGCTGTGGCTGGCTCGATTGCGGCTTTGTCTCCTCAGACAGATTGGTATGCCAACGTGTCCCGCGCGGAGCGAGTTTTGGACGCTCTCAAAGGCAACGGGCAACTTGCCATTGAACCGCACGGGCTGGACAACTTCTACGAGGATTTTAAGTTTAGTCCTCAAATGAAAGATCGGTTCTTCAGCGTTGACGAAAAAGGGCTTCCTTATTCTTTGAACAAACCTGTATATGAGCCTGTTTACAACATGATGGCTGGAAAATCTTTGGGAGACCTAGATCGTCTTGGGCTTCCTGAGAAAGAAAAAGCCATTGCGAAAGCTATGTGGATTAGGCTTTATGACGAAGCGCATAATTCTCCCGAACATAAAATTATTACGCCAGAAGGAGATTTTGCAGATTATGTGATGACCAATAAGGGGGAGCGAAAAGGCGCGGGTTGGGGCTCTCTCGTCGAAATAGCTAAGGCTATTCGGTCGGCTGAGGCAACGCAGCCAAGCCAGCTTTCTGAGCTTATGGGCGAAAAGCATAAGGTTAGAAACTTCTATAACAACATTATCTCGCCCAACTCCCGTCACGGCGACGTAACTATGGACACCCATGCCATAGCTGCGGCACTGCTGCGACCGCTGTCTGGCAATTCGCTTGAGGTTGCTCATAACTTGGATACGAGCCCTCCTGCCGGCAATCCGGGGGCTGGCGGATCAGACGTTACCGGCATTCGCGGAACATATCCAATCTTTGCAGAGGCCTATCGCCGGGCCGCTAAAGAGCGCGGGTTGCTGCCGCGTGAAATGCAGTCAATTACATGGGAGGCGGTACGGAGCCTGTTCTCAGACACCTTTAAGAGGGGTAAAAACTCTGCTAAAGTAGAGGCCGTTTGGGATAGATATAAAACAGGCGACATAAGTCGAGATGAAGCAATCAATCAAACGCTTGAAATAACAGGAGCTACCAATGGACTCAAAGCACCGTCATGGCACCGAGAAGAACCCGTTAATCAGCTTAATGCACCGTCTCCGCGTGCCGGTGACGAAGGAAACGTACCTGTCTCTGGCCCATATGGGACGCCCACCGAAAGAGATATCGGCAGAGCATTTGGAGGAAATGCCTCCTCACATGAGGAATCAGCGCGTGGCGGGCGAGAAAAGCAAAAAATAAGTGCGGACTTCGGCTCGCATCCCGCACATAAAATCCCCGGCATTCACATTGTGACTGCTCATACTGGGGAGCCGATCTTCCACGGGGATGAGTGATGGCAAAGAAGGACGTTTTTGCGCCGGTTGACACCGATCATCCGGCCTTCCGCTCGTGGTTTGGCAAAAGCGTTCTTCACGACGAAGGCGTCCCGCGCACCTACTATCACGGTACGTCCAAAGACACTGACTTCAAAAAGTTCAAAATGTCGCGTCACGGCATTTGGATGACCACGGACCCCAAAGAGGCATCCAGCTACGCGGCACAAAACGACAGCCAAGGCTTTCGGGCAGAAGGTTGGAGCATGAAGCCGACCAATACGGCCTCGCGCGTCATTCCTGTCCACGCTCGCATTGAAAAACCATTTGTCGGCGCGATGCCCCAAGACCTCCGGATGAAGGAAAACTACAAGAAAGCTCAATCCGATTGGTTCGACTCGCTGCGGTCGCAAGGCTATGACGGCTGGGTGCCTAAATCAGAGAACGGAAACATCGCAGTGGCGCTCGGGCATCCCGGCCAGATAAAGTCTGCGTTGTCCAACACCGGCGAGTACAGCGAAACAGGCGACATTAACAAAGCTGACGGCGGAGAAATTGAACCCCGCAACATGGCCTACGGCGGGCGAAATAACGAGCAAGAAAATTTATGGTGGCATGGCTCCGTAAGTGGAGACATGCGGGGCGGAAAATCGGGTCTGCATTTAGGAACTAGGGCTGCGGCTGAAGACGCGCTTCACGCAAGGATTGGATTCCCGGCGAAAGGAAATTGGGATGGCACTCGCGAGTATGGGAAAACTTTACTTGCAGGTAAAAAAACAATTTTAGAGCGCAACAAGTATGGGCTCTCTGGGCGAAACATAAATGTTCCAGAAAAAGACTATTACGCTCATGAACATCCCGATGGACCTTTAACGTATTGGAATGGAGATGAGGTTGACACAAGTGTTAAGCCATCAATTAAACAATTTCGCATTACTGGAAAGATGACTAACACTCCGTCCAATCCGCATGGTGATTGGAAGGCAAATGGTTACATGCAGGCGGCTCTTAAAAAAGGAAATGCAAAGAGCGGCTATTTTTACAAAAATGAAGGCGAAGATTACGGGTCAATTTCTGCGGTTGTTCCCAACGGGTCTCATCTTGATCCTGTGAGTGAGGAAAATATCAACAAAGCTGAAGGCGGCTCTGTAGATGATTCCATCCCGCATAATGACTCGCGCCGTTCCAAAAACCTTGCAGCGTGGCACGAAGGGTCGCATTCTGCGACAAAAAATGATGATGGAAGCCCTCGTGTCTATTATCATGGGTCAAATCAAAAATTAGATGTCATAAAGCCGGGCATGAGAGACCCCGGTGCTTGGTTTACCACTAATTTGCGAAACGCTAATAACTATGCGCGTGGAGAAAACGCGCATGTGCATGAAGTATATTTAAAATCAAAAAATCCAATGGTCGTCCCATTTGATTATGA